GCAAATTTAGGTTTTGTCAAGTGAGTAAATACTGCGTATCGTGAAGCATCTAAAGCATCATCATTTGCTTTTACAGGTTCTTCAATTACATTATCGTTTTTATCCTTTTTCCATTTGTAGGACATAAATTCCCTTTTAAGATTTTGGCTATGAAAGTGAATGTTTATAGGATATGATTTCATTTTTACTATTCCTGCCCATACATCTTTTTGTGCAGGTTTAATATTAAACCCTTGTCGGTAAAGTTCCTCTATTGATTTGGGTTCTGCTGCATCTGCGTAGATGGTTGCTCGTTCAGGCACTTTCTCTTTTATCAATCTTGTTAGGTCGGATAAGGTAAGTCCGCTTTGATAAATGATTTCCTCAAAGTAGTTTTCGCCTTCGTGATGGGTAACCTTTATAAGTGCAGCTGGGTGGACATATCCAAAATCAAGCCCATAGAATACATCTCCTTCAGGTGCGGTGTCGTATTGTTTCCATTGGGTGTAGATTAATTCTTTTGCTGCTCCTCGTTCTCCTAATCCGTAAACCTTCCACATAAAATCATCAGGTAGGTTTTTATACTGCTCTATGTTTTTTATTTGTGATTCGGATAGGTTTGGTAAGTTGTTTAGGTAAGTAGAATGAATGCGTTTGTTTTCAGTATTGTCGGCTATTTCGTAAACCCAATTAACAAAGTCAGCAGGATTCCAATCAAGGAAAACCTTGCCTGTGGTTCGCATTAGTAATTGGTCGTATAAAGTTCTTTTGATTAAGTTGGCTTCGTTGATGAATAACACATCCCTTGCTGGTCCTCTTGCCTTGCTTTCATCTTCAAGTCCAAACAGTTCAATGTAAGACCCATTGGGGTAAGTGTATATAAAATCGGAAAAGCTAAAGTCATTATCTTGCCATAACCCCCAATTCTCCATAATGGATTTAAAGTCTCGGTAAACTCCACGCTTGATATGTGGAAGGGAATGCGATACAATTGAAATCCTAGTCTTTGGATTGTTGTATGCTATTTCAATCAGTAACTGAACAATGGAATAAGACTTTGAACTCCTTGTGCCACCTTCATTGCAAATGACAGGATAATTGCCTTCGTATGCTCTTTTGTTGGCAAAGAATACAGGGGTTGCATTAATCTTCAATTGGTTTGCATCGGTCATCTTCTTGTATTACTATTTGAACGCTACCTTGAATGTTTGCGTTAATATCGGTTGTTTGTTTTGCTCTGCCTTCTAGTCGGTCAAGGATTTCCTGATAAGCCCTTAAATCTCCTTTGAATGCCTTTTGTAGTACCATCATATCCAATTGTTCTGCAACTGTGAACTCCTCTTTTTCACCTGTAATTGGGTTGGTTTTTGTTTGCACCAATTCTAACAAACGAAGTAAACGAGTTTTACTATTAGGTACTCCTTTAGGTCTGCCATTTGGATTTGCATTGTTCCCTTTTGGGAATGGTTTTAAATTTTGTTCATTTGCCATAATCTCACGATTGTTTCACGATTTTTACAAAGTTACTCCGTTCTTTTTGATTATTAAGTTTGGGTCTAGTTTCTTCATTCGGTCAACAATAACTTGGCAGTACTTTGGGTCTAATTCTATCCCATAGCATCTTCTTTTAAGTTGATGTGCAGCTACCATCGTTGAACCTGAACCAAGAAAACCATCAGCAACTAATTGACCTACTTTTGATGAATTTTCAATTAATGGTGCTAATAATTTAATTGGTTTCATTGTCGGATGTACATCGTTTTTAGTTGGCTTATCACAATGTATTATAGTTGTCTTTTGTTTATCTGAAGTTATTTCTTTTACTAAATCTAATAACTCTTTTTTGTTTAATTTTCTATAATCAACTTCATCTTCAATTACAGTTGTCTTTGTTCTATCTTCAGTAAAATAGTGTGCTGCTCCTTCTTTCCATCCATATAGACAAGGTTCGTGTTTCCAATGGTAATCTTGCCTGCCCATTACTAATGCATTTTTAACCCATATTAAACATTGTTTTAGCAATAAACCTGAATCTTTAAATGCTTGTCTAAAATTTGCACCTTCACTATCTGCGTGCCAAACATACCAACCACCACCAGCTTTTGTATAAGAACCTAAAGCGGTGTAGAAATCATATAAAAATTGATAAAAACTATCATTGCTCATTTCGTCATTCATAATCTTTAATCCTGTACCGCCTTCATAATTAACATTATAAGGTGGGTCTGTCATCACCATATCTGCTAATTCGTTATTAAATATTTTAGCCCAAGTATCGGTTTGAGTTGAACTACCACATAAAAGTTTATGTTCTCCTATTTCAAATAAATCTCCTTCTACGATATCAGTAGTTATTGTTTCTGGTATTTCGTAGTCATCTTCTTCTGCTGAAATAATTGTATCATCTATATTTAAATCAGGTATATCCAATCCCCATTCTGTTAATAAATCTAAATCCCAATTATTTGCAAGGTCATCCCAATCCCATTCGCCATAGCCAACATTATCTTTAACAATAAATTCCTTTTTCTTTTCCTCGCTTAAATTGTTAGCGTGGATTACAGGAACATCGGTAAGCCCAGCTTCAATACAAGCCTTTAACCTCATATTACCACCTAATACCATATTGTTTTCATCTATTACAATAGGTCGGAGTTCAAGCATTTGGGGGAAATCTTGGATTGACTTAACAAGTTGTTTAAACTTAACATCCTTTATAATTCTTGGATTGTTTGGGTTTGGTTTGATTTCGTTGATTAACATTATCGGTTTTTAGTTGGTGTTCTAATGGATGCAGTTTGTGGCACTTCTTTAATTTTTAAGTTTTTAACTCCCAATTTTGTGTTACACATAGAGCAGGTAACATTCTTTTTTGGTAGTTCGGATTTCCAAACATAATATTCCATTATGCAACCACATTTGCACTTGTATATTCTTTTACAAAATGTATCTTTCATTATCCTTGTCTATTGTATGGTTTTGTTGGTTTGTCTTTCGGTCCGTTACTTTTTTTGTACTTCCCTTTTTTTCTTGTGCCAAAGTTTACCTTCCCAGCTGCGTTTAGTTTCGCCATTATTTATACTTTTCTATTAGTTCGTTTAATTCAGTCCTTGACCATTTCTTTATTAGCCTGTGTTGGCTTTCTAGGTGTAAAACCATTCGTTCGCCTATTTTATCAATTAGGTTTCTGCGATATCCTATCAGGTGGAATTGGTCAAATCCGTTGCAAGATTTACATTCTCCGTTGACATTGTACTCATCAAACCTTAATGCAGAACTTCCCTTGACAGGAACATAATGCCCAGCATCCATAACTTCATAATCTTTAACCTGATTGCAACTAATACAAGTAAAATATCCATCTTGACTGTCTCTAGTCCTAATGTAGCGGTTAAATATTTGTTGTGCCTTTGCGGTTAATCTTGGTATTGATTGTAAAGCCATAATGCAAAATTAGGGTTTTATAGTGCGAAAAACAACTATTCGGTCATTATGGGTAAATCGTTTCTTGTTTACAGGGTTTAAACATTGTTTTATTTGATACTCGTTTATTCCTGTTACTCTATGTGCGTATGATACTGATTTAAATATTGTTTCTTGTTTGTTGTCTAGATATATCATTCTCACTGGAAAAGCGTTTTCGTGTCCCTTCATAAAGTCGTTTTATTTCGTAGTATAAATCAAATGTTCCCAATATCATAATAGCTAGTATAAAGCCTATAAATATCCTTGTAAACTCAATTGTTAGTTTAAATAGTTCTTTCATAGGTTTATTTATTTTGGTTATAGGTTTTGTTGTAATATTCTTCAGGTGTTTTTATTTCATTTTGTTCATCGTGTGGTAAAAAATTACCTGCTGCTATTATCTGCTCTTTTTCTTTTTCTTTTAATGCAGGTATTACATAATTTATTAAATTTTCATGTGCAACATTCATTCCATAAACATAATCATTGCCATCAGGACAAGGAAGTACTTTTTGATTTAGATAATCCTCAAGCCATTGTATTGTTGTTTTCATTTCTTTCGTTTTTATAGTTGGTTATTAAAGTGCATCATTAATGAATATTTTTTACATTGCTGGGTCATAGTTTCTTCGTTGATTAACATATCATTTGCTTTTTTCGCCTGTGCCAAAAAGAATAATCTAACTTTTGCTTTTATATCATCTCCTTGCTCTTTTGATATTTTAATCATTTTACGCTTCCACATATAATCAAAAACTTGATGGTTAATAAACCTAAAGTCTTTTCTAGTTGATTTATCCCACCATTCCTTTTCATTTTTAATGGCTTGTTCTTCATCTATGTAATTGTGAGCAGTTGATTCAATCTTTGGTTCAATCTTTTGCCTTACCTGTACTGCTATCTTTTTGTATTCAGACATTACATCGCCAAAAAATTTAGGACTAAATGCACCATAATTCCTATCTACATCCAGCCTACCTAAAACATAAAGTTCAAATGCAGCTCCTAATTCCTTTAGTTTAAACATTCCATAGTTTTTTAGTACAAAGTCAACTAGAAACTGAAATTCAGGATTTGTTGGTGGAACTGCACCACTTAATTGAATACAAGTTTTTAAGTGTTCAGCTACTTCAATGCTTGAGCATTTTGATATGTGCATTGTTTGTAAGGCATCATAAATTTTAATCTCGCTTTGGTTCAATGTATTTAAGACTGGCAAGTTGTGTGAAGTTACGCTCACTGACATTTGGTTTGTAACTTGTGGTAGCATTTCGGATAATGATTTCATCGTTAAATGATTTATTGTTTAAATATGTGGTTGGATTTAATCTATATTGTTTTACAGGTGTTGAATTTACATAGTCTTGAACTATTTTTAAAGCTAATTGCTTTTCTTCAATTGTCAAAATATTCCATTTAGCAATGGATTTATCTTTACTAACTTTTTTATCATATTTATCCCACCATTCATCAAACTCACTATCTACTATATTTACTTTACTTATATTTTCTTTTCTTTTCTTTTCTTTATCAGCGTTACAAACACTTTGGTAATGCGTTACATTTTCTTCAACATCTTGATTTTCACGCCATTGTGAAATTCTTTTTAAGTTTTTTTCTTTTTTTATCTTATACTTTTCACTATAATTTAGCAATTGTTTGTTGAAAGTTTCACCATTGTTTGATGAAATAATGTCAATACTTTCCATAAAGTTCCAGCATTTATTCAACTTTTTACCAACCTTTAATTGCATTTTAAGAACGCTAGTTTTAATTGGTTTTTCCTGTTTTGATAATTTTTCAAGGATAGTATAAAATAAACCTAATCCTTCATAGCCATATTCCATAAATAGCATAGCAACCTTTTCATCTTCAAAGGCATTTGAATCGTGCAAAAAGTACTTCATAAAATAAAAAAGCCCCATTGAATCCCTACCAGTCGGATTGGTAGTTCATCGCAAGGGCAATAAGTTCTTAATGAGTATCCGACACTCAATGCAAATATAAGCTATTTAACCGAATATTGGGCAATCTGCTTCTTATTCTTTAGCTTGATTGTGTTTGTTACAATATTCATTCCTTCGTTCCTTAAATCAGCTATTCGTGCTGCTAATCTAAAGCAACCAAATTTGTTTAAGGCATCAATTGGGGTTAGTTTTTTACCTTTATTTAGGTAGTCTGCGATTTGTTTGTTTTGGCTCATAGTTATATGTTTTAATTTCTTTTTCTAATTCTTTAATTTTAATTTCTAATTTAATTATATCATTATTTTTTTGTTTATATAATGCCTTAAACATACATTCTTCAATGATATCTTTTAATTCGTAAATTGTGATTTGAGTAATGGTTACTGCTTGCATAAGTTAGATTTAAAAAGGTAAATCATCGGATTTGTGATGTTCTGCTTCCTGTTGGTTTTGGGCAAATTCTTTTTTAGCTTCCCAAACGTATTCCTTACCATTTCCGCAATATTCCTTCTTGGCTTTTTCTGCCCTTTCAGTTGCGGTTTGTCCGTTGTAAACTGTGTGGGTGTTTTCAAACTTGTCCAACTCTTTACGTTTCTCAACTACGATTGTTGCGTAGTGATTGCCGTTTTTGTGTTTGGTAAATTTGATGTCCTCTTTTTTGATGTTTAATACAATCATTGTTTTTAATTTAAGTGTTTATTAATTTGTTCTTCTTCTATTTGATTTTCGGCTTCTTCATCCAATTGTTTTTCTTCAATTGTTGGTTCTTCATATTCATCAGTCCAATCACAATAATATCTACAATGTGGGCAAATATCTTGTTGTGTATTTTTGGTTTCTGCTCCGCAGCAAGTACTAAATGGCATACTCTTCAAAGTTTTCGCTAAAATCACTTGTTGGCATAAATGGTTTTGGCTGGGTTAATAATGGGGTTAACATTTCAGGATAGTGTTTTGCTTTGTATTCCTTTAGTTTGGCTCTTGCTTTTTTTATTTCTGCTTGATACTCTTTTTTCCAAAACCTATGGCAAGATTCATACTTCCATTCATAATAAGATACATTATCCCTTAATTTTTCAAGTTTACTATCTATTAAATTATTCATTATTTATTTTTTAGTGATAATATAATTTTAATTCCGTCTTTATCAGCTTCAAGATAATCAGTTTTACTATTAAATGTAAATACAAATCCAAACTTTTTATATTTCTCATAAAGTTCGGTTGTGTACCACGCAAGACAAGTAATGTCAAACTCGCTTATATTAATACTAAAAAAGTCAATTAAGCCAAATCCTTGTGCTGGTAATCTTTGGTATTGCTCGTAGATGTTCATAAAGTTGATTGTTTGGTTTTAAATATTTCTTTTAATTCAGGACTTGCATCTACTAAATTCATATTATAAGAATATAGCGTTTTAAGCTCCGTTTTTGATACGCAAAGGTCAACGGCTAACTCCACATCCAATTCGGTAAGATGTGCCTTTAAATAGGCTGATTCATCGGCTTGTTGCATTTCCTCGCTGGTGTATATCCCTGACAAATCCTGTGGGTATGCTTTACGAAGTGCCAATGCTTCCGCAACCTTACCCAGCATTATGTGCGGTTTTGCCCATAAACCCATCGGTTTGCCATCTTTATCAAATTGGCAATACTCTGCTAAATAAGCAACTCCAACGGATGCCTCAAAACGGATGTCATTGTGGAATCTAAATACTGAAATCTTGCAGGAAATTAAATTTCCATTTTCGTAAGTAAATAATGGTTCGGATTGTCCACCATAATTACCTGACCTCTCCGCTATTACACGGAATCCATCAATGGATGTTTGGATGGTCATTCTTTTACCGCCTTTACTCCAGCGGTGAATACAATAAATCTGCCTTGAAAGTGCATCAAGCCCTGTGCGTTGGCATTGATACAAAAATAACTTAAGTTCCTCTTGGGTTGCTTCAGGTGCAATTTGCGACCTGATTAACTCAATTTGCTCCTTTGTGTAAAGGATTTTGTTTGTTTGTTTTTCTACTTGATTGTTCATAACTAATGGTTTAGGATGTGAAATTAATACTTTATTTGTTGATAACCAAATTAAATTAATATATTAATGTTAATAAGGTCTTTTTCTAGGCTATCATCGTAGGGGTGGGTAATGTCGTTTTGGATGCAAGTAATGGAATGAATGACAGTTGTGTGGTCTCTATTCATAACCTCCCCAATGTCGCTTAACATCATCCTTGCTTTTGTCCTTAAAAGGAACATTATTACTTGTCTTGGTTTTACGATTCTACGCTTACGGCATTTGCCTTTTAATTCGCTTATGGTTACTCCGTAATAATTGCTAACTGTATTTAAAATATCGTTAGCCAATTGTTCCTTCTCGCTCTTGCTCATCCGCTGCTTGAGTACGCTGGGTACTATCCAATAATTCATTTAATTCTAATTTAAGTTTGGTAATTTGTTTCCTTAACATCTCGTTCTCTAATTGTAAGATGTATATTTCTTTCATCATATTGCCTTTGGTGTTGTCTATATAACTCATTGGATTCTATTTACAGGTAAAATAAAATTTTCGGTTATGTCGTAAAGTTCAACTACCAACCAATAATAAGATTTAAGTATTCTCTTTTGAATGTCGTTTAATTCTGCTAATCTTATCAGGTAATTGTTTTCGTGTGTGAATAACCTTACATTATCATAACTCCCAGCTGCCCTCCATTCTGCCAATAAACCCTCCTGTCTTGATTGTTCGCTTTGTGCTTTCTTTAGTAACTCAAGTAAACAGGTGGCTCTTTGGTGTAGTTTTAATTGTCTGCCTTGATAGTCTAGTTTCATAGTTTATGGTTTTGGTTCGTAATATTTTTGAACAATTACTGATACTAACTTGGATGGAGCCAAGTACATTTTTTTAGCTTCGGCATCCACTTTCTTTTTGATTGATTCAGGTAGCCTAATGCAGACCACTTCTTTTTTTTCTACTTTCATATTTTGGGTTTAATTTTGTTTGTTAATATTAAAGATTTCATTTTATTTTTTGCTTCTATTTTATCAAAGCCTATAAATGTTTGAAAGTAATTTTTGCCTTCGTGTTCTGCATAAACCTCAAATTGTGGTAATGTAAAAGAATATCCAAATAATTCTTCTGATACCCAATCTTTAATTTTTTTAATAGTTACTTTCATATTTTGGTTTTAAATGTTTTGTAAATAAGCACACATCATAAATGCGAAGATTAAAATAACGATGGCTTGAAATTTGCGGTTTTGTTGTTCGGACATAGTTTATAATTTAATGATTGATAAAATGATTTGATTGTTTGCAAGGTCAATGGTTCGGAATTTCACAAGGAAAAACTTTGAGCCATCAATTTCGTAGTCAAGGAATAAATTGTCTCCAGCTTGTGCAATGAATTGTGCATTGTAGGGATAAAAATTGTTTTCATAGATTAATACTGTTTTCATATTGTTTTGTTTTGGTTTTATATTTTAGTTCCTTTTGTAACTTTTACTACCTTAAATGGTTTGTAACTATTATTGGCATCTTTAACTGTAAAGACAGGTTGAAATCCTTTGTTGATATATGACAATGATTTATTATAAAATGTCATATTAATATGCCCACACCTTTTGTATGTATTAATAGTTTTAATTAAGGTTTCTTGTGTGCAAGGTTCGTATCTAAATGTAAACATATACTTGGTTTAAAGTTTAAAATATGTGCGTTGGTCAGCCGCACCCCTGATGGGGGTTAGTTAAAGAATTGAATATGTTTAGTAGAAATTCCTAATTCATTACAAGCATTTACTCCTTCTTCAGTTAAACAATACATATAACTTTCTTCAATTTCGGAATAACAATTATATATTAATTGTTTTTTTACAAGTGAACCAAGTGTACCTTTTTCGCTATCACTATCAACTGAAGTATATTCGGAAAATCCATCTTCACTTTGACAATTAGCAACTGTGGTTAAAATTTCAATTTCGTTTTTTGTAAGATTTGTTTTCATAGTTTTTTGGTTTTTCAATTGGGTTAATTCCCTTTTGTTTCACAAATATATAAACAATTACAATACTAACAATAAATTATATAAATTATTTTAGTTAATTTTATGTTAAAATGCTAATGC